AAGAAAGCAGCAGATGCTAAGAAACAAACTGCTAGTGACGCAAAGAAACGAGGGTTCAAGTCTACCCAAAATTATGTTGATACCATGGCAAGGTATGGTGGGAAAGACAACTACGATAAAGGTAGAGGACTAGGAACATGACAAATGTCCACCAGTTAATCGATGAAGGCAATCTTCACAAGTGGTTCTCAGGATCTAAATCCAAGGACGGCAAAAAAGGTTGGGTTAATGTAGTAACTGGTGGAACTTGTGCTAGTGATAAACCTGGTGAGGGTACACCTAAGTGTGTGTCATCTTCTAAGAGAGCAAGCATGACAAAAGCAGAGAGATTATCTGCTTCACGTCGTAAGAAAAAAGCAGATCCTGGTCAACAATCTAAATCAGGTGCTGCAAAACCAACTTATGTTTCAACTGACAAACCCAAAAAGAAAATGAAAGAAGAAACTCAAATCTCCGAAGCAGATAAAAAAGGTAAAGGTAGTGGTAAGAAAGATGCTTGCTACCATAAAGTAAAAGCAAGTGCTAGTGTTTGGCCTTCTGCATATGCATCTGGTAGGTTAGTTCAATGCCGTAAGAAAGGTGCTGCTAACTATGGTAACAGTAAGAAAGAATCATATTCTTGGAGAAAAAGTTTAGAACTAGATGAAGCAGAAAGAAGTATTGATGATAGATTGGATAGAAAGAATAAACTGATGAAAAAAACAACCCGTAAGGCAATGGATTTTGCTAGAGATGAGGGTGAGGCATCTGGTCATGCAAGATTTAATATGAGTAGACTTGGTAGAGAAAGAGAAAAACTTATTGCAAAGAAAGTAAAAAAGGAAGAAGTCATTTCTGAAAGACAGAAAGATAGTGATGGTCAAAGGTTAAGTCAAGAACGTGGTCGTTCTAACTATGGTAAAGCATCTGTCAGAAACATGAGAGCGTCAGGCACAGGTGGTAATGCTGCTGATCCTGCTGAGAGACTTGTGGCAATGGATGCAAGACATAAAGCACACAAAGAAAAGCGTGGTGTTAAGAAGGAAGAAAAAGCATTTAACCAATTTTATAATGAGTGTTGGAAGACTCATAAGAAAGTAGGTATGAAGATGAAGGGTGGTAAGTTAGTTCCTGATTGCCGTCCTAAAAATGAAGAAACACATGTATATTGGTCGAGTAAAGCATTAGATCAGTTAGAAAAAATACAAGAGAAGTCTGCTGCATGGCAACGCAAGGAAGGTAAGAATAAGACTGGTGGTTTGAATGAGAAAGGTAGAAAGTCTTACGAACGTGAGAATCCTGGTTCTGATTTGAAAGCACCACAACCAGGTGGTGGTCCTAGAAAGAGATCTTTTTGTGCTCGTATGAGTGGAGTTAAAGGACCGATGAAAGATGAAAAGGGTAGACCAACTCGTAAGGCATTAGCACTCAGAAAGTGGAAGTGTTGACGCATATATAGAGTACCAATTGGTACAAAATTATGATCACTAAATTTTTACTCCCTATCGCTATTGACATTATTAACAAAGCGGTAGATAAAATTCCTGAGGATCTAGAAGAGAAACTAAAAGTGTTTCTTATCGGACTTCTTAAGAAAGCTGCTGCCAAATCAGGCAACAAAGTAGATGACCAACTAGTTGCTGCACTAGAGAAAGCACTGCTAGAAAGTTAACTTTATAAATAATCATACAGAATAATTTCGGAGATAATTTACCATGCCATTATGGGGAAAATCCGCAGCTTCGGCAACTAATAAGCCCAAATGGCTGCCAGAAGACGAGAACTCAGACTACAATAAGGCTACCGTATATGCTGACACATCAGGATGGGTGGTAGCACCTGGTTCTAAGTCAACAGGTAATGACAATGTTAACGCACAACCAGAAGTTCTATGTTGTGTAGGTGAGTTGTCAACAACTCTTGCTGCACCTACTGTAACTAAGATTCGTATTGTACAATCTTCTATTGCAGCTGGTAGTAGAACAATTACTGCTGAGATTACATGGGATGAGAAGGTAACAGTTGCTGGATCACCTCAAGTTGTAATTGCTAACGGCAATGAAGGTACAGGTAGTGGTCGTGGACCTCACACTCTTACCTATACTGCAACTGGTTCGACTGCAAACAGGAAGCGTTTCACAGTAGCATCACAAACTGTTGCTGAAGATGACGTATTGACACTAGGTGGAAGTAACATTGCACTTAATAGTGGCACAATTACTGACACAGCAGACGGTTCAACAGCAGCATCACTTGTACTCAGTGGTTTAACAGCAGTTACACTAACAGTTTCAGCATAATATATGTTAATTGACGAACTGAATGAATCTAATTACATTCTGTTCGCCATTAAACATTATGAAAATCCTTCCTCTATGACGAGGGAGGATTTTGATGAAGATATGAAACGTTTCAAGTATCTTAAAAGATTATTGAAACGTTATGTTCGAGGGGGTTCTCTAAGAACTCATCTTATTATCAATCATTTAATCATACTTTATAATGTTTTTGGTGAAGCAGCGACTCCCTTGTTATTTTTTAAAATGGAAAGGGAATATTGGAGTTTGCTGAAAACTCTATTGATATATTTGAATAAATATCCTTTAGGGATGATGTCATCTTTAGAGGTCGATCCTGATTTGCAAGAAGAACTGGAGAAACTCTGATGAATTCAAAGGATTCACTAAAAAATTGGAAGCATAAAGATGCAAAGAAGTATGCTGAAAAACTTATAGAAGAGTATGGTCAACCAGATGAAGTAACTCAGACTATGTTGAAGTGGAATACACTTGGTTCATTTGGAAAGGGTGAGATGGAAACATACATTCTTGACGAAAGTATTCCGCATGCTTTTCCAGGACCACATAGAGACTATGTGTATACTGTTATGAAGATCAAAGTTCCTAGTGATAAACTAGATACACTTGGTCATGTTACTGGTAGTATTATTTACGATGGGTTAAAAGAAACTATTACTGCAAGATGTGGTAGTTTATATGCGAACGCTGCTACGATGGGATTTGTAAGAGACTTAGTTGAAGGTAAAATCCCAACAGAAGATGACGTTGCAAAGAAAGAATACGCAAACAGAATAAAGAAAGATCCATTACCAAGTTTTTATGACAACCGAATGAACGAGGGTATAGAACATATGTGTAGTTGCACTAGCGATCTGCTAAAAGAATATTCACCTAACATTGCTTACCAAGCAAAAGGTGGAAGGAAGTCTGGTAAGTTAACTAAGTCATCTATCTACAGTCTTAAAGATAAAGGTGAGAGCAAGAAAGAATTTAGAAAGTCTCATGTAAAAGATGTAAAGGATGGTTACGTTGGAAAAGGACATAAACCTACACCAGGTAAGTTTAAAAAAGAAGAGATGATGACCGCAGGCACAGGAGGTTTTAGTGGTAGTGCTGCTGCAACTGGTCCTAATGCTGGTTATGATCCAGTCATGAGGTTTAGAAAGAAACTTAAGAAGAGTAAGGAAGATAAGAAACTTGTGATGCCTGGCAACAAATTGCAAGAGGGAATGGAAGTCAGGAGTCGTCTCTTTCAGTATAAAGTAAAACTTCCTGAGGTTGGTGAGACAGTTATATACGCAAGTAATCCTGCCGAACTACGTCAGAAGTTACGTTTGCTTATCAACTACAGATATCGTGGAGATATTTCTATTGAAAGAATTATGCCTGGTGAAGCTGGTAAGTTCTTTATGGACAAGCGTATGAAGCACATGCGTAATGTCAAAGAGAATACTGGAGAGACGCAGATGAAACAACAGATGACTCGTCAGCAAATTGGTCTTGAGAAAACTAAAGCAAACGATAAGATAGTCCAGATTAGAAAAGAGTTGCAAAAGAAAACTGCATCTCTAATGAAAAAACAAAGAGCAGGAGGAGCACAGGCGACTGTGGATAAGTAATGTCCGATTTGAATACTGCAATTATAGAAAGATTAGAAAGAGTAGTAGACACACTTCAGGAAAACTCTGTGAAGATGGGTCAACTACTTGCTGTTCATAATGAAAAGTTAGACAAACAGGATAAGGTTGATGAGATTCTATTCGAGAAGGTTGATAGACTACATTCAGATCTTAATAGAGAAACAGACGCAATTAAACGTGGTTGTGAAAGAGACATACGCAAAGTTGATGACCGTCTTAGACTCATGGAGAAGAAGATGTGGTCTATTTTTGGTGCTCTGTCTGTTATATCTGTCATCGTTAGTCCAATCGGACAGAAAATCTTAAAAAATTTGACAACACCAGCATCACCTGCTAGTATGGATACAGTGACTGTCCATCGTATTGTCTGAGTTTGTTGATTCGCATTATGTAAGTCTGCTTTCTGGTAGACTGGACAAGTTTGCTAGGAAAAAAACAGATCTATATAACTTCCGTTGCCCTTACTGTGGAGACTCACAGAAGCATAAGAACAAGGCAAGGGGGTATTTTTTTCGTGTGAAAGCAGACATGGTATATAAATGCCATAACTGTGGAGTGAGCAGAACCCTACCTAACTTCCTAAAAGATCAAGCACCTGATCTTCATGATGAGTATATTATGGAGAGATATAAGGAGGGTACAACAGGTAAAGGATCTTATGTTCCTAAACCAAAATTTAAAAAACCTGTATTTAAAAAACAAGGTGAACTTGTAAAAGTTTCTGATCTAAATAAAGAACACTCAGCATATCAATATCTCATAGGACGGAAATTAAATCCGTCCTTATTCTATTTTACAGACAAGTTCTGTACTTGGGTTAACACACAGAAACCTACTTTCTCTGACATTAAAAAGGATCACGCTAGAATTATTATACCTTTTATTGATGCAGAGAAAAACTGGTTTGGATTTCAAGGAAGATCTTTAAACCCTAAGGACAAGATGAGATACATCACTGTGATGTTAGATGAAAACAAACCAAAGATCTTCGGACTAGATAAAATTGATGAAACAAAACCAATCTACATTACTGAGGGACCGTTTGACGCTACCCTCTTGGACAACTCGGTTGCGATGGCTGGGTCTGACATTGATCCTCGGACGTTTGGTTGGAGCGATTATATTTGGGTTTATGATAACGAACCTCGCAACAGAGAAATCGTCAATAGGATCTCAAAGTCAATCGACAGAGGAGACAAGGTAGTTATCTGGCCAAATCATATACAACAAAAAGATGTAAATGATATGACACTAGCTAGACACGACGTTAATTCTTTGGTACAATTAAACACATACAAAAACATAGAGGCACAAATCAAATTTACAGAGTGGAAGAAAGTATGACACCAACGGAAATCAAAGTTGTTAAAAGAGATGGCGTGACCGCAACTCTACAACTTGAAAAAGTTCACAAGATGGTTGAACACGCATGCGAAGGACTGGCAGGTGTGTCTGAATCAGCAGTGGAAATTAACAGTGGTCTTCAATTCTTTGATGGAATTCAGACTAAGGATATTCAAGAGATCCTTATTCGTTCTGCTAATGATTTAATTACTTTAGAGAATCCTAACTATCAGTATGTTGCTGCTAGACTTCTCTTGTTTGGTTTGAGGAAGTCTGTATATAATGGACATCCTGACAAGCATCCTATCCTCAAAGATCATGTAGATAGATGTATTGAGAAGGGTGTATATGACAAAGAAGTTCTTACTAAGTTTACAGATGAAGAGTGGGAAAAATTAAACGAATATATAGATCATGACAGAGATTACCTGTTTACCTATGCGGGTATTCGTCAAGTAACTGATAAGTATTTGGTACAAGATAGAAGTACTGGAGAGGTGTTTGAGACACCCCAGTTCATGTACATTATGATTGCAGCTACTCTCTTCCAAGATGACGATAAGTTCTACAGGTTAGATTATATTAAGAAGTATTATGACGCAATCAGCAAACACAAAATCAACATCCCCACCCCAATCATGGCGGGAGTCAGAACCCCCATTCGTCAATTTGCAAGTTGCGTTTTGGTTGATCTTGATGACACCCTCGATAGTATCTTTAGCGGTGATATGGCGATTGGCAAATATGTTGCACAACGTGCAGGTATCGGCATCAACGCGGGAAGAATCAGAGGGATCAACAGCAAAATCCGTGGTGGAGAAGTTCAACACACAGGTGTTATCCCCTTCCTTAAAAAACTTGAGTCAACTGTCAGATGTTGTACGCAAAACGGTATCAGAGGAGGGTCAGCTACTGTCCACTTTCCTATCTGGCATCAAGAAATCGAAGACATCATCGTCCTCAAGAACAACAAAGGAACAGAAGACAACAGAGTAAGAAAATTAGATTACTCTATTCAACTATCTAAATTATTTTATGAGCGATTCTTGCAAAGTGGCACCATTAGTTTATTCAGTCCTCACGATGTGCCTGGTCTTTACGATGTTTTCGGAACTGAAAGTTTTGATGAACTATACAAACAATACGAGTCCGATGAATCCATCCCTAGAAAAACTATTGGTGCCCAAGAATTAATTCTTGATCTTCTAAAAGAGAGAGCAGAGACTGGTCGTATTTACTTGATGAATATTGATCATTGTAATACTCATAGTTCATTTAAAGATAAGATTGAGATGAGTAATCTATGTCAAGAGATTACTCTACCAACCAAACCTATCCAACACATTGATGGTGATGGTGAGATTGCTTTGTGTATTCTATCTGCTATTAATGTTGGTAAGATTAACAGGTTAGAGGAACTTGATGAACTATGTGAACTTGCTGTCCGTGGTCTTGATGCTCTGATTGATTACCAACAGTATCCTGTAAAGGCAGCAGAACAGTCTACAAAGAACAGAAGATCGTTGGGTGTTGGATTCATTGGTCTAGCACATTATCTTGCTAAGAATGGTGCTAAGTATGAATCTGCAAAAGCAAATGATTTAGTTCACAAACTTACAGAGAGATTTCAGTTTGCTCTATTGAGTGCATCTAATGCTCTCTCAATGGAGAAAGGACCATGCGGTTATTTCGGTAAGACTAAGTACGCAGATGGAGTTCTTCCTATCGATACATATAAGAAGGACGTTGACGAGATTATATCAAATGACTTACTATGTGACTGGGAGTTTCTTAGGAAACGTATCCAGAAATATGGGTTACGGAACTCAACATTGTCTGCACAAATGCCATCGGAGAGCAGTTCCGTTGTGTCAAATGCAACCAATGGGATTGAACCACCTAGAGATTACCTGTCCATTAAGAAGTCAAAGAAAGGACCGCTTAAGCAAGTTGTTCCGTCTTATGGGACTTTAAAGAATGCCTATACATTGCTATGGGATATGCCAGATAACAAAGGTTACATTAACATAGTTGCTATTATGCAAAAGTTCTTTGATCAGGGGATCAGTGGAAACTGGTCTTATAATCCAGAGAACTATCCTGATAACGAAGTACCTGTATCAGAAATGGCAAAGGATCTACTAACAACCTACAAGTATGGTTGGAAAACTTCTTACTATCAAAACACATATGATTCTAAGAAGGATGGTGATGATGTAAATGTTGACAATCTTATTAACGAACTATTAACCACCGAGGAGGAAGTCTGTGACAGTTGTGCAGTCTAAAGAAATTACTGGTATGACAGTCTTTAATAAAAAAGCTGTTGATACTACAAAGCAATTCATGTTTTTTGGAGCACCATTAAGTGTGCAGAGATATGACCAGTATAAGTTCCCAACGTTTGACAGATTAACACAGCAACAACTAGGATATTTCTGGAGACCTGAGGAGGTATCACTCCAGAAAGATCGTGCCGACTACGCACTTCTTACAGAGCAACAAAAACATATCTTCACAAGTAATCTTAAGTATCAGATTATGTTGGACTCTGTACAAGGTAGAGCACCTGGTATGGCATTTATTCCATACTGTTCTTTACCTGAGTTGGAAGGATGTATGCAAGTGTGGCAGTTTATGGAGATGATTCATAGCAGATCTTACACATACATCATCAAGAATGTATACTCTAATCCTTCAGATGTATTAGATCATATCCTTACTGACGATAACATTCTCTCTAGAGCAGAGTCTGTTACAAAGTCTTATGATGACTTTATTAATTACGCACATGAATATGATCAGAGCACTGCTTGGACACCTGAGATGAGGTCTCATATTAATTCAGAGTGGACAAGACGAGATCTTAAACGATACCTTTACAGGGCAGTTGCCAATGTCAATATTCTAGAGGGCATTCGTTTTTATGTTTCTTTCGCTTGCTCTTTTGCATTCGGTGAGAACAAACTCATGGAAGGATCAGCAAAGATCTTATCCCTTATTGCAAGAGATGAGTCACAGCATCTTGTGCTTACACAACAGATCTTAAAGAACTGGTCTGAGGGTAAAGATGATCCAGAGATGCAAGAGATAGCAGAAGAAGAGAAAGAAACAGTGGCAAACATGTTTAAGCAATGCGTCGATGAAGAAAAAGCATGGGCAAACTATCTGTTTAAGGAAGGTAGTATGATTGGATTGAATGAAAGACTACTACACAATTACGTAGAGTGGATTGCTAACAGAAGGATGAAAGCAGTAGGTTTGAAACCTATATACGATCAACCCCTTAGAAATAATCCACTACCTTGGACTGAGCATTGGCTCACATCTAAGGGACAACAAAATGCACCACAAGAAACGGAGATTGAATCTTATGTCGTTGGAGGAATTAAACAAGATGTCACAAAAGACACCTTCGCAGGATTCTCCCTCTGATCCAGAATGGGACTTAGAGGATTTAAAAAAAGCAATAGTTGATAGTGCTGAAGAGTATGATAGGTTGTTAGATAAAGCAGGTCAACATGAACTGCCAAAAGGAACAGCAGAAGCAATGTGGGAGATGGAACGTCATCTGTGGTCACAAAGAGAAGGTAAGTATGATGAGTCTAGTTTTTAATGTATACAGCACTTCCACCAGAATTACATATTAAAGATAGTCCTGTTGCAGGACAAGGACTATTTGCTAAGGAGGATATAGATGCTATGATGTATCTTGGTATCTCTCATGTTGTGGTGGATGGTGATATTATGAGAACTCCTTTAGGTGGATTTGTAAATCATAGTGAAGATCCTAACTGTGTGAAATGGTATGTACAAGAAGATTGGGGTAAGATCTATCATATGAAAACTACAAAGGAAATCAAGAAGGGAGAGGAACTCTTTCTTAAGTACACGTTTTACTCTATAACTTGACTAAATAATTATGTCATGTTATCATGACAATACGTTCATCCCATTAGGGACGCAAGTAAGCCGACTCGGAACGGATACGTTCATCCCATGTTAGAACTTTTAATCGCTACGTCTATCACATGTTCAGAAATTGAAGGTCTTGTTGCGAGAGCAAAAAGTTATCCTGATTTAACTGAGCATCAAAGACAAGAAATCATTGATCTTTATCAAGTAGATCTTGTCAGAGACATCGGATTGAAATGTAACTGGGACGCAAAAGTTGACTGAAGGAACGGGGTAAAATCCCTACTACTTTGGAGTAACACAATGGCACAAGTCACTTATCGTGGTGTCACCTATGACACTGACGAGTACCGCAAGATGGTACATATCGAAGCACAGAAAAGAAACCATGAACTCATGTATCGTGGTATCAAGGTAGAACGTAAGTTCGCTTCTAAAAGCTAATCACATTCTAATGTGTTGATATACTAAGAGGGGTTGTGCCCCTCTTTTTTATGTGTTAATATATACTATAACCTAAATCACAGGAGAGTCATGAAAATCTTTCTGGACTGTTCTGACCCAGATCTTATTGCTTCTGCATTTGAAACAGGATTAATCGATGGAGTAACAACAAATCCTACTCTGATGCTGCAAGCAGGCGATGATCCTAAAAAAGTAATTAAAGAAATCTCTTCTATTTTTCCTTGGGACGCTTCAGTTTCTGCTGAAGTAGTCGGAGAAACTACAGAAGAGATGCTTAAAATGGCAGATGAGTATCTGGAGATCGGACCAAACATTACAATCAAAGTCCCTTGCACAGTGGATGGACTAAAAGCATGTAAGTCATTAACAGATGATGACGTTCATGTTAATGTAACATTAGTATTCAGTACAGCACAAGCAATCCTTGCTGCAAAAGCAGGAGCAACTTATGTTTCTCCTTTTGTTGGACGTGTATACGATCAACACTGGGATGGAAGACACCTTATCGAGGAGATCGCAGATGTATTCGCTACTCACCAAGTCAAGTCGCAAGTACTTGCCGCTTCTATCAGAGAACCTATTCAGGTCTCCGATGCTTTTAGAGTGGGAGCTGACATATGTACTATTTCGGTTCCCATTTTTTACCAACTTTATAAACACGTTCTTACTGACAAAGGGTTAGAGAAATTTGATAAGGATTGGCAAAAACTGGTAGGCGGTTAAGTGAACGGTAGAGTGAATAAGGTAACGATGGTAGCCCATATCATGAAGATGAAAACTGGGTTAGATAATGGATGGTATCCTGAATGGGATGACAGACAACGAGGAGCAGCACAAAGGATACTGCTCAATGTATTAGAACACTTAGATGAGTACTGGGAGTAATGGAAAAACGAAACCTCAAGACACTGATAGCAGACATAGAGAGAGCGTTAGCAGAGTTGAAGTCTGAAGTTTATTCAGATGCTTCTGCTTATCGTATAGATAGTGGCGATGGAATCAAATCCTATGCCCAAGTTAATGATGAAGACGGAGAGTGCGACTAATGAAAAGGATACGAAAACTTCTGAGGGAAGTTATGAAAACCCCTGGACCTATCAGGGTTCAACTTTTACTTCTGACGACATTAACGATTTCTTCGGTTTCGTCTACAGGATTACTAATCTACAAACTGGCAAGCAATACATCGGCAGAAAATATTTCACACAGCGTCGTAAACCTAGAGGTGGCAAGAGAAGGGTTACGTCTGAGAGTGACTGGAAAAAGTATTACGGAAGCTCTGACGAACTTAAAGCAGATAGAAAGTTACTTGGAAACCACCTCTTCAAAAGAGAAATAATTAGCCTACATACTACACTGGGTCAAACAAACTTTGAAGAGACCCGACAACTATTTTTAAACAATGTACTTACGGAGGCAATGTCAGATGGCACACCAGCGTTCTACAATTCAAACATACTGGGTAGGTACATGCGAAAGGACTATTTCAATACTGGCACATAAAGGTTGACTCCCTTCACGGAGTTTGTTATAATCACAAGGTAGTCCATCATTGTCTCTCATGAACTTTGAAGAAACTGATTTTGAAGTAGAAGATGCTATGGTCGATATTATGATCGATCACTTGCATGAGTTTGCAGAGCTTGAAAATGAACGGACTACCGTTGGGTCAGTAGCTCAGCGGAAAGAGCAACTGCCTTCTAAGCAGTTGGTCGCAGGTTCGATTCCTGCCTGACTCGTTGCCCTTTAGGGCATAACGGTCCATTAGAGGAAAGTATATGACTACAGCACAACGCTTCTCGCCTCATATTGATTTACTATATGAAGCAATTGATCGTCAGGTAGTTCTTGACACCGAGTATCCTATCATTTATAATAAAATTATGAAATATTATGAGGAGAAAGGAGTTGATTTCTATGGTGATGTAGATGAGAATTATGACATTCTCCTAAACAAACTTGAACGAGACCTTTATTATGAACACAATTCTTGAACGTTTCCCTTATCGTTATGTTGAGTGTGGCACACTTGAGATCAATGGTAAACCAGACTATCGTATTCAAAAATTCAATGAGTACACTAGGAGATACAATGACATGTATCTTCTTGACAGTGTTATGCAACTAGACTATGCTATGGAAGACTTTGAATATACTAAATGGTTAGATCCTGAAGGTGTTCCTTGCTATGTAAAAGATCACGCATCATGCTAATTGAATCTCTTTTTCCAACTTATCTTTACAGTGATATCATTCCATTTGATATTGATCTAGACTATCTCAATGGTTTAGATTATAAAATGTATGGATGTGGCACTGGATACAGTAGTGAAAATGAATTGATTCTTGAAGAAGAACCTTTTGCAGAATTAAAAGAACAAATTGATGCTGCTATAAACGTTCTACATTTTGATACTCTTCAGAGTTCCCAAGGAACTCCAGTTCTTGTTCAATCATGGATAAACTATCATAATCCTGGTGATTTTGCCCCAGTGCATAATCATACAAATTGTTATTACAGTGGTGTTTATTATTTAAATGCCCCTGTAAATGGAGGAGGCATCTTCTTTCATAAGCAAGATGTCTTCAGATCAAAAACTATCAAACTTGAATCTCATAGAGACAATCAGTTTAATACTGATATATACTTTCATGAGTTAAGGAAAAATTCACTCCTTATATTCCCCTCATACTTACCTCACTCTACACAAGTAAATAAATCTGATCAAGTTAGATATTCATTAGCATTTAATTACTTTATTGAAGGTCAGTTCGGGCACCAAACTAGTCAAATTAATCTACGTGTTGTAAAATGAACCCTTATCTAACAGCAATTCAAGCACTTGAAAATTGTGTCAAGGATGCTATGGAAAATAATGTTGATGCGAATACTCAGAGTGAGATCTGGAGACACTACCAAGGTGTTAAAGCAATTGCAAAACAACTTGATCAAGATACAATTAATTTCGACATTGATACAGACCTTGGTACAGTTACCTTTGACACTTCTGACACATTTAGTACACACGGAGTTGAATTCAATTTGAGTTCTAGTCCTGATGTAATTACGTTCAACTAGTCTTTGCCAATAGACTATAAACTAGATGGTTTTTCAACAGTAAGCTAGTTGCACATAGCGATTACAATGTTTTAAAAGGGGGGGCGGAAATCCCTCCTTTTTTATTGCTTATCAGTATCTTATGGTATTGATAAGCAATTTTTATAGACCGTACCTCTTGACATTGCTTAATCTTTCCTATATAATATTGTTATGTTTCTTAACAAAACAGAAATGACTTCAACAACGCCCAGTATGAAGAAGTATACAACTACTGAGTACGGCAAACAAAATGTATTCGCAGCAGAACCTCCTATGGAGTATGTTGAGAACTACGAAGGATACGGTCCTCATGCAGAGAAACTCAATGGTCGCCTAGCGATGATTGGATTCTTCGCACTAGTACATAACTACATCCTCTTCGGAGCAGTTATTCCAGGTATCTTCTAGACCTATAGGTCTCTTACACCACTAGCAAACGTGTATAAAATGCTAGTTACTTTCTATCCCTATTAAAATCAAACGAAAGGAGTTTAAAACAATGACACCAGAAGCAGAAAAGTTTAACGGTTGGATGGCGATGCTAGGATTCGTCGCAGCATTCGGTGCTTATGCAACCACAGGACAAATCATTCCAGGTATTTTCTAATGACAAATAAGCAAATCTTTCTCAGAGCAAACGGTCGTGCAGCAAT